TGGTCAATAAGGGCCATGTCGTTCGTACGGAAACGTTGGAACGACGTCAGTGGTTTAGGGGCGCCTTCGCTTATTATGTCCCACCTCCTGACGGAAGTGTGATTAACAGCATTCAGCGCGCCGTTATCCAGGCTCGAAAGACGCTTGGATTGTCACTGACTCCAGATGTTCTCTGGAATTTGGCACCTTGGAGTTGGGGTCTCGACTGGTTCGGCAGTACCGGTGATCTAATCGAAAACTGGACTGACTGGGCCGTCGATAACCAGGTGTTGTTGTACGGGTACATGATGGAGCATACGCTCTGTAAATATACCTATACATTCATGGGCCCCACCGGTCTTAAACCGGCTAGTGCCCATGTTCCACACGTTAGCTTCGTCACTGAGACGAAGCAGCGTAGGAAGGCAACACCGTACGGTTTCGGCTTGAGGATGGAAGAACTTTCCACCCGCCAGAAGGCCATTGTTGCCGCGCTTGGTATATCCAGGTCGCGGTAGCAGATGTATTATCCGCGTTACAACGCCAACGGGGGTTTAACCGAACCCCTAGGAGTGATGCTCATGTCATTCACCGACCCGCTCTCGATCACCATCTCAGGACAAACCTCGCCGCTTCCCCGCGTTGACGTGGGGGACGACAAAAGTGAGTACCTGAGTGGCGATGGGCTCATCCGTCTGACCGCCTCCCATGACTATGGGAAGCGTACCAGACGAGCCCTGCGGATCGACACTTCGAAGTTGTCTCCGGATCCGTTCAAGCCGGCGGAGAATGTCAGAGTTTCCATGAGTAACTACATGGTCTTTGACGTTCCCCCCGCTGGCTATACGGCTGCGGAGGCCTTGGCAGTGTATGTGGGCTTCAAAACCCTCTTCACCGCAACTTCGGACGCGATGATTGTGAAGCTCTTGGGCGGTGAGTCTTGATTGGATGGATCGGATTCCGACGCTAACGCGTCTGTCCGAAAAATCCCTTTAGGACTTCACAGCTTCGAGCTGCTTTCACCGTGTCACCGGATAATAGTGGCTCTCGAGGCCAGCCCCCTGATAGGGACCGGTCTCGTGATCCGCTGCGTTCTTCGAGAAGAGAAAACTCTCCTGGAAGACGCCGCTCTGATCACGATACGCGTACAACCTTCACGAGGAAATTCTTCGTGATAACTGTCGCTGTGATCAATGCGATTTACCTGGTAAGTGTAGACTTCCTCGGCATTCAGTTTAACAACTGTTCGCTGTGGAAGTAGTGAACTCTACCGATGCGAGTCCGTCCACAAGGAGGAGGAGGGTTTGTTACCTTCTTCTTCCGGATTGGCCGTACTTCGTATCTGTATGAGCTAGACGACAGAGCTAGGGATGACCACCTTCTACTAAGGAGGGGCCATGAAAAGCCTGACGTCACTCTGGTCCTGCACTGCTCATGAGTTGAGCGTGCGATGTTGCACTAGCGCCACTCGTGACATAACAACTGTCACGAGTCGAGTTGAACACGAGGGGTTATCGTTTCTAGCGATTACCCTGGCGAACTTTGGAAAAGCTACCCAAAAGTGGCTAGACCAAGGTTTCGTCGTCCCTTCTGACGTTCCCGCCTTCAAACGAGGGCGTGGGCGTCATACTGGTATCCCTGCATTCCTGCAGGGTTTCCTTGGACGTGTGTTCGACTCTAGTAGTGGCACACTGTTGGATGATCCAGACATTGAGGCAATCTACGCTATTCGTCAGCTTACGCTGATGTTCAGCAAGATAGCTCTCCCGGAGGAGTCCAGTAATGGATATTCTCGTCAGGTTGTAACGCCTGAGCGCGAGAGACTAGCAATGTCTGAGTTCATTCAATGTGAGCAGGAAGTCAAGTTCAATGACTCTATTCTTGATCCCCTTTATAAGGAGGATTTCAGAAGAATGTCATTGGTGCTTTTCGGTGATGCGTTTGATAAGATTGAAGAAATTCTCTCTCGTCAGATCATCTTTCCGAAGCACGGTCCAGGCGCTGTTGCTGATCGACTTAGCAGCAATGCCAAGTGGAATCAGCAAACCTGGACCACCAGACTTCAGTCCGTATTCCGGGCTGAAGACTATCTATCTCCTAGTCCCAACTTTGTTGGGTCTTGGCATCCTCGCTGTTATGGCGAGAGTGCTTCCTCACACTGCTATAGTGTGAAGGGAGATGGAGTTGACTTCCTCGAACCTGGTTCTGAGATACCCGTACGGGTCATCACAGTTCCTAAGACGCTCAAGACACCCCGGATCATTGCCATTGAGCCTACCTGCATGCAGTATATGCAGCAGGCGCTCTTTGGTGTGATCCGTGATCAGATTGAGAGGAGTGACACCCTCTCGCTGATGATTGGGATAGATGACCAAAGTCCTAATAGGACAATGGCCGACTATGGTTCCCTCAGCGGGGAACTTGCTACACTCGACTTGAGTGAAGCTTCCGATCGTGTCTCGAATCAGCATGTACTGGATCTTTTTGCCGGACATCCTCTTTTGTCTGAGGCTGTCCAAGCGACTCGATCTAGAAAGGCTGATGTACCTGGGCATGGCGTTATACGCTTGTCCAAGTTCGCATCTATGGGTTCAGCTCTCTGCTTCCC